GGCGTTGACGGGCGAGATGAATCCGAGAGCCGGCGCCGATGAGGTCGAAATAATCACGTTCGCCGGCGTGGCGACATTTCCCACGATCGAGACATTTCCACCGACCGGCGAGACCGTCTGATTCAGCCCGGCGGTATATGTGCCATCCGCGATCTGGATCGTGACGGTAAAGCCGCCGAGATCGAGCGTGGTGATGATGTCGTAAGCCCGCTGTATCGTCGCAAACGCGCCGCCGGAGGCGTTCGACAATCCATCGTTGGCGTCGTTGCCGTCCGTGCGGACATAGTAGGTCCGGTTCGCGGTCAGCACCTCGCGGCCGCCAGGCCGCACCAGCGCATACCAGCGCGAAGCGGTGCCGTCATAACGCAACAGCGCGGCCTGCTTTCCGGCGATGGAAAGATCGCTGCCGATGGCGAAACGATTTGCGGCCGTCGACGACGCGCTTTCGTTCAGCAGCTTGATGATCTGACCGCCGGTGTTGACGACGGCGATAACCGTCCCTTCGCTGCCGCCTGCAAGACCGGTGACGCTCCGCAGCGCGTCGGACGACAGGTTCAGCACCGAAGCCGAGACGATTCCCGCCGGATTGTAATCGTTCTGGTTCGACGTGATCTGCGACGGCGCAATCACCCCGGTGAGCGCAAGCCCACGGGGCAGCGCGATGCTGCCCGATGTCTGATCGATCACCAGCGCTTCGACAAAAGTCGTGCCGTCGTCCGAAACTTTCAGTTTGAACGCATTCGAACCCACCAGGCCGAATTCGGCGCGGCCGGAAAACGCTTCGGAGAACACTACCGATGCCGTCGCGCCGGCCGCTTCCTTGGAAATCTGCAGGCGCATATCGCCCGTTCCGCCGTCGCCGGTGTCGATGGCGTTCAACAGCACGTCGTTGGATTTCACCGTCAGCAGGTTCGGATCGCTCGCAGTGTCATTGATGCCGAGGCGTGCAAGGCTTCCCGAACCGCCTTCGCCGCCGCCACTCGCGACATCGGTCCAGGCCGAGCCGTCGTAAACCAGCAGCGCCGCGTCGGCCTCGGACCATGCACACCAGCCGAGCTTCGGGCTCAGAAAGCGCCACGCGCCATCCTCATAAACGGCGACAGCGTTCGCCTGCTCCGCCCACGCATCCGTCGCGCCGCCCGCCACGATATGCCGGTCGCCTTCAACCGGGGTCGAAGGCGGCGCGGTCCGGTCAATATCATGCACGCCGATCTGGATGACGGCGTCCAATATCCGCAATGCTTCATTATGCGTGACATGCTTCTGCGCCTGGCTGCCTTCGATGAAAGGCATCCCGAGATGGATTGTGTCTGTCATGATCGCTCAGAGCGTGAGAGTGAATTCGGCGGGACGGCCCCGCCCTACGGTGCTCGACATCTGCACGACACGGCCGTGCAGACTTGACTGCGGCGCGCCGAAGTCCGCGAGTTCGTCGGCATTGGCATAGATTGCGGAAGACGTGGTGCAGACGATGCTTCGGACCACCGATGCGCCGGACAGAATCTCCAGCGTATAGCCCTCGACGTCTTCGCCGAGCGGCACTTCGACGCCCCAGTTGTCGCCATCGCGCCGGGTCCGGCGAATCCACGAGACATGAATTCCGTCGCCGCCGCGCCTTGCACTGACATGGACCGGCGACAACGGCATCAAGGCCGTGGCTTTCGGCGTCACCGTCAGCGCCAGTGCGGACGGATCGTCATGGCTGCGGCCCGTGGCGACAATGCGCAGATCGATGGCGCGATCCAGCGCGCCGAGGCCGCTGGCGAGCGTGACGAGATGATCGTCCAGCAATACGAACGGCGCACCTACCGCAAGCGGCGCGGCGATGGCGTATTCGCTTCCGGCCTGCCCGCGCAGCAACCGCGACAGCCGGTAGATTTTGTCGCCAATCAGTTCGGCATTCGCGAACTGCAGCACTTCCCATTCGCCGTCGGCGTTGAGCACGGCGGCGGCGCTCGCGCCGTCCAGCACGCGCGCATCGCCTGCGGAGGCCAGCGCGCCGCCATAAAGCTGCACGCGCACCTCGTTTGCACGATCCCACCGACTTGTCGGGCCCGCAGGCAGCGGATCGAGCGTCTCGCCGATGATCGACGGCGCAAGCACGCTGGCCATGCGCGTGAAACTCAGCCCGTCGGTCGAGCGCCACACCGCCACCGAGCCCGGCCACGGATCGGCGAACACCGCAAGGCGCGTCAGCACCGGCGGCTCCGTTGCGTCGAGACTCGGCAGATCGAGCACCAATGCCTGTACCGGTCCGAGCGCGGGCGGAATCGCCGGCGGCTTCACGCGCGGCGCGAACAGCGGCACCGAAAACACTTCCGGGTCGATGCTGCGCGCCTTCAGCTGCCGCGAGGTGGTGTCGACCAGTTCGCCGACTTCGAACAGACGGCGGCGCGCGTTAATGGTCACGCCGATCACATCGCCCGGCGTCAGCGTCAGCGCCTTCATGCCGAGCGCGAACTCCGCGCTCTCGCGCCCCGCCCATAGGTCCTGAAGCCAGATGTCGGCGCGGCGTGTGGCTGCCGCGTCGTCCGTCACCACCGCGAAGTCCGAGTGCAGCGCGCGGTTCGACCCGCCGACCAGCCGCCGCGAGGTGACGGCGGAACGACGATAATCCGCAGCACCATCGGTGAATCCGAAACTGACTTCGCGCGGTAATTCCGTCTCTTGTCCGCGGACCAGCCGCGCCAGCGCGCCCTTCTCGGGATCGACCAGATCGTCTTCGGACATCTCCGCAACGGGCGCTGCGCCGCGCTGCACGAACGTCAGTTCGCCGCCTGCCACCGTCGCATCGAAACCATAGGCCATCGCCAGCGGATCGATCGCCGCGCGCGGCGACATCGGCCTGTCGATGACATAGCCGTCGCAGCTTTCGCGCAGGTTTTCCGTGCGTGCGCCATCGACATCCGCGTCATCGAGGATCGCGCCGACCAGCGCATCGAGCGGCGCTGCGCCCAGTCGCCCCGTCAGCCAGTGTCCCGTCTGCCAGTTCGGCCCGTCGCTCCACACATCCACCGCGGCGGGAAACACCGGATAGGGCCGCGCCTCCCAGGTCCACAGATGCAGGCCGGACACGTCGATCATGCGGCCGCCATAGACAGGCGAGACGGGATTCAAAGCGCCGCCGAATTCGGAATCGAAAGCGGTGATGACCGTTTCGATGTAACGGCGCTGGATCAGGTCGTCGCGCTGGCCGTTGGAAAAGTAAGGAACGCTGCCCTCGGCGGATTTCGAATCGGGAAACACGCTCGGCTGGTTCGCGCCTTTATCGACCGCCGGACAGCCAAGCTCCGTCAGCCAGATCGGCTTGCTGCGTGCGGTCCACGCGGTCGCGCTCTCCAGTTCCGCACCATCGACGCGCTCGACATGCGCATTCGCCCACCAGTTCCATAAATCCTTGGCGCGATAGATCCACGGCTTGCCGAGACCGTCGGTGATCGGCAGCCGCTCCTGCGCGGTACGCCCGCCATCGTCGGCGTAATACCAGTCATAAGCTTCGCCGCCGTTCAGATTTCCGGCGAGATAGTCGCGATCGTAAATAGACGATGCGATCGATGCATCCTGATGTCCCGCATCGTCGCGCCAGTCCGACAGCGGCGCGTAGTAATCGATACCCACCGCATCGACGGCCGGTGACGCCCACAGCGGATCGAGCGGGAAACGCACCTCGTCGCCGATCACGTGCGAGCCGTATTCCGTCCAGTCTGCCGCATAGGTCACGACAGTGTCCGCGCCGACGATGGCCTTTACATCCGAGGCCAGGGTCGTCAGCGCAGTCACTGCCGGATACGCGCCCGATGACGAGCGAACGCGAGTCAATGCTTTCAGTTCCGATCCGATCAGGAACGCGTCGACGCCGCCGCTCGTCTTGCGTAATGCAAAATCATGCGGCGATAATTCCAGCCGCTTGTGCCGCCACCGGAAAAGAAGGACGCGATCTGCGTCGCCGCCGTCGCCGTGCCGTCGGGCGAGCCCGCAACGCCGGGCGCGGGATCGCAGGTGATCCGCCCGCGCCAGGGAAATGCTGGCTGCGACGCCGCGCCGCTCCACGGATCGGGCAGCGTGTTGCCGGGCGGAATGTCCATCATCAAAAACGGATAGAGCGTGACTTTCAGTCCGCGTGCTTTCAACTCGGTGATCAGATGGCGCAGGCTGCTGTCCGACGGCGTGCCGCCGTAGGACGGACGCCCATCGACAGAAGACACGACATAAGCGCCCGGCCTGCTCACGCCCGCGACAGACCATGTGCCGCCGGAGGTGACCTTGATGGCGTTGTCCACGCCCGGCCGCACTAGGCAATTGCCCGCGCTCAGATCGCTGCCGAACCACGCGACGACAATCGCGACGCGTTCGAGATTGGGACAGGTCGCCTGCAGATCGTCGAGCGAGGATGACGTCCGAGGCCGCGTTGGTGACGTGACGGTTTTCCGGTGCGGACTGGCCGGGTCCAAGCACGCGCACCACGGGCGATGTCTCGTAGCCGAATTCGGTCGCGCCGGGGATCAGCGTCACCGCGCGCATCATCCGTTCCAGCCGGCCCACCGGCCGCACGATCTCGAACGACAGTTGCGGAATGCGATTGCCGAAATCCGCCAGCGGAAGACGCTCGAACACCGCGTAGGCCAGTCCGCGATAGGCTGGCGCATTGTCCGCGCCCTCCTTCGCAACGATCAGATCGTCTGCGGGCTGGTCGTCGCTGCCGCGATGAATGCGGATGTTAAGCGTCGACGTGTCGAGCGGCTTGCCGTCGGCCCAGATGCGGCCGACATGGCCGATCTCGCCTTCGCACAGCGCCACCGCGAAGTTGGCATAATAAGAGTATGTGGTTGTGGTGACGCTGCCGCCGCCGACGCCGCCCTTGCCGCCGCTGGCGCTCTCGGTGCGGGTGGACACCACTTCCTCAAGCCGTGTGGCCCAGATCACCTGACCCGACAGGCGTGCGCGCCCGTAGACGCGCGGGATCGGCGCGCCTTCGGTGGAGGCCATGACGTCGAGATCGGCAAGGCGCGGCCCCTGGACGCTGCGGTCCGGCGTTAGCAGCGCGCGGTCGATGAAATTTCCCGCGAGCGCGCCCGCGATGCGCCCCGCAATCGCACCCGCGGGACCGAACACCGCGCCCGCCGCGCCGCCGGCAATGGAAAGAACAAGGGCTGCCATGAGAAGTCCGTAATAGATGCTGGTGTCCCGGATGCTGCGCAGCGCGACAGCGGTGCGCTGCTGATCCGGGACCGCAAGAGGATAAAGCGCCCGTAACGGTCCCGGCTCTGCGGAGCGGCACTGCGTGCCGCACCGCGTCCGGGACAAGAGGCCGCTCGTTGCTATTTCCGCTCGTCCCCGCGAAAGCGGAGACCCAGACGGAAAACACACTGGATTCCCGCTTGCGCGGGAATGAGCGGAGGAATGCCTGATCAGTCCAACACCCCCGGAAACCGGAACACGAAGGCCAGCCGCCGCTGCCACCATGGCGACAGCGCGACCTCGCACACCGCCGCGCCATCGTGCGCGTGGATCATCGTGCCCTCGCCGGTCGCAATCGCGGCGTGCTTGGCGACATATCCGGCGCGCCAGCGAAACAGCAGCACATCGCCGCCGCGAAGATCGTCGCGCTCCACCGGCACCAGATGGCGCGTGGCGGCCTGCGCCAGCGTCTCGATGCCGGAGGCTTCCGCCCAGTCCGGCGCGTAAGGCGGCGGCAGTTCCGGCTCCGCGCCGACGCAGGTGCGCCAGACGCCGCGCACGAGGCCGAGGCAATCGCAGCCGACGCCTTTCACCGATGCCTGATGGCGATAGCGCGTGCCGATCCATTCGCGCGCCTCGGTGACGATGGCGACGCGGGTGAGAGAGGGAGTCATTAATAAGGCCCGGAACTGTTCTGCCGTCATGGCCGGGCTTGTCCCGGCCATCCCGATCACGAAAGCACTATGCTCAATCCATCGGGATCACCGGGACAAGCCCGGTGATGACAATGGAAATGTTTCATCTCTCACCCCGCCATTGATCCGCCGTCGTTGCCCGCGCCGGCTTCCGCCGAGGCGATGACGAAATCGTTGCCCGGAATGTGCGGGAAACCACGGAAATTGACGACGTTATGAAAACGGTCGCGGCAGGTGACGAAACGCTTGTCGCATCCCGCGCTGATCGTGAATGTATCGCCAGTTGCGATTGCTTCCGGCATGGCCTGCCACAACGACAGCCGCGCGTGGCCGGACGCAACGCGATGCTCCTTGATCTCGACCGACAGGCCGCTGTTCGCGCCGGAGGTCCAGGTGAGCTTGCCGCCGGTGAAGATGCCTTCGGCAAGCCCATCGAGTCCGGTTGCGACAAGCGCCGAGGTGGCTTCGATCGACTCCACGCCGCCATCGCCTTCGAGTTCAGCCGCAACCAGATCAAACCGGCATCGCGCATCGCCGAGATCGGCGCTACATCGCGCGGTGAACAGCCGCCCGCTCTCCTGCGCCAGCGTGTCCGCCAGCCCGCGCAGTTCGGCGCTGAACGCCTGCCCTTCGCGCTTCACCTCACCGAGCGTCGAACGCGCGGTCAGCACCTTTAGCGATACATCGCTCCAGTCCACCAGCCAGGTCTCCACAGCGGCTGCATCGTAGCGCCCCGCCGCAAGATCGCTTTCGAGCAACGCATCGTCCGACAGCGCGCCCACGATTTCCGTGCCGTCCACCGACAGGTCGAAGCGGCTGGTCGCTTCCGACGACGTGAAACCGGTGCCCGCCTTGTACGTCAAGCCATCGATGATGAGATCGTCGTCATGATCGGTGAAGCCCTGCACCACGCCATCGCGCCGCGTCAGCTTCCAGCAATGACACAGCGTGGTGACGCCGGAATCCAGTTTGGTCTGTAGCGCGGATGGAATGTCTCTCACGGCCGGATCTCCACCAGCGGAATTTTCGGAATCGCGCCCGCCGCGAAGGCGGACAGATCAACCTCGAGATAATCGGTGTCGAACCGCACGGGCACGTCGAACAGGAACCCGGCAGTAACCGCCTTGCCCCCGGCGGGAATATGCTCCGGCAAAAAGGTGACGATGCCTGTGGTGGCGTCGCAGGTGAACGCGCTGCCGGATTCGACTTCGTGTCCCGCGACCGCGACACGCACGCTTCCCGGCACCGGCTTGGCGATGGCGCGCGTATAAGGCGCGTAAGTGCTGCCATAGGTCTTGAGCAATTGAAACGCGGCGCGCGTGCCGTCGCCCGCGCCGAGCGCCTGATCGAGCGGTGTCACGCTCGCGCCAGGCGATGCGGAGGAATGATCGAGCCGGTCGCGCCAGCGAAAACCATAGAGTTGCCCGCGCCGCTCCTCGAAGAACGCGACCACCTCCTGCAACGCATCCAGCGTCTTGACGCCATAACCCGCATCGAAGCGGCGGCGCGAATGCGCCCAGCGCGCATTGCGCTCCTCGCGTCCCGATCCGAAGGTGACGATGTCGGTCCGCCGCTCCGGCCCGCCCGCGCTCTTCAGCGCGATGTCGAGCGGGAACAGGATCTCATGGAATACGGGCATGGTTGCCTCGGTCATTGAGAATCTGCGTCCCGGGCGCGATGCGATGCGCAGCATTGCTTCGCAGAACCGGGACCGTTACGCGCTCTGTACCTCGAACGGCCCCGGCTCAGCGGCGCGGCATTTCATGCCGCCCCGCGTCCGGGGCAAGAAAGCGTCTCTACAAACTCCGCTGTCCGCGCGAGACGGCGCGGGCGATCTGGCCGGTGATGTAACTTTCCGAACGGCGGAAGCTGTCGAGGTCCGGCGTCGCGATCTGGATGGTCACGCTGTTGCCGCCGCCGCGCCCGGCGACACCGAGCTTGCCGTCGGATCCGCGTGCCAATGGCATGATCGCTTCCGGTCCGGCCTCGCCCGCAAGGCCGATGCCGCCCTGCATCATCGGAAAATAGGTCGGCGTGCCGATGACGCCGCCGCTGGCGAACGGCTTCACCGCGCCGGATGCGGCCGCAAGTTTAACAGTGGATGACGCGGCGGTGGCTCCTGTAAGGCCTGACAATAAGCTGCTCAGTCCGCTGGAAAGGCTGCTCTCCAGCGGCTTGAACGCCATCCGCACCGCAAGGTCCGACAGCCGCAGCGTCAGCGATTTGAGCACATCGTCGAACTGCTTGCCGCCGACCACCGACGCAGAGAACGCGCTGGTCATCGCCCGCGAAAACGCGCCGGCGCCGAGCGCAAGATCGCGCGTCCGCAATCCGAGTGTGTTCAGCGTCAGCGACAGATCGTCGCCGGATGAGTCCGTCATGGGATTCTCCCTTAAGCTTTATCCGGAAACAGGCTCATGAGCCGGCCGAGAGCCGCGCGATCCATCGGTTCACCCGACGGCCCGCGAACAGCACGCACCGCATAAGCCAGCTCACGCGGCGTCATCCGCCAGAACTGTTCCGGCGGCAGTCGCAGCACGCCGAGGCCGAATCCGATGGCGTCGCTCCAGGGGAACGGATTCATCGCATCTCGCCATCGAAAGTCGCCGCGATCAGGTCGGCAGCGATGCGCACATAAGCCGTCGCGCCGCCATCGGCGGTGAGCGCGGCAACCTCATCGTCTGTGATTGCCTCGCCCGCGCCGCGCA